TATCACACTCATCGTCCTCCTTTTCAATGAAGTCATCATCAGTCAAGTACCCACAAGTGCTCTGTAAGTCTTTTACATTATGATAATTAAGTGTGGGGATAGTATGACGGCCATTAAAACGCCTATCCCAACAGTCCTGATGACCGTGGTACTTGCTACGGACACCGTTATTGGTATGACCCAATAAGGCAGGCTGTTCATCTTGGAAAAACCTAGTTTGGGCTCTCGTTCTATATGTCATCTCTCTAATTTTTAATTTCTATATGACCTACATCAGTGGGAACACATGGACTTCAATTTTATTTTGAAGAGTACTTTTTGCACATAAAACCCTACCCTACTATATTTGGACTAATTCCTGAATATTAGAAATTTTTTTAAAGTACTCGACAAGAGGGTCATTGTTATAATCATTGATATAATAAATATTTTTTATTCCAGAAGCACACAGTATTTTCATACAATTTACACACGGATAATGAGTAATATAAGCATCGCATTCATTGCTACTTACACCTCTTTTAGCACAATCCGTAATAGCATTTTGTTCAGCATGTACTGTAGATTGTTCGTGCCCGTTAATAACTTTAGATTCATGCGGAGCTCCTGGTAAAAATCCATTATATCCTTGTGCTATGATTCTATTATCATTCACTAGCAAACATCCAACTTTAAGACGTTCACACGGAGAACGTAATGCAGTACATTCTGTCATTTGTTTGAAGTATTCTTGCCATGTGGGTCGTTCCATTGTACAATGAGTAAATATAATAGAAAAGAAATATTTACTCAAATTAATATGACACTCGCCACATTTATAAATTCAATGATAGATAATATTGATGATAAACAGATTCCAAAAGAAATAGACTTGATATTAGATGGCGGAGCATTTAACGGAATATATATGTTGGGAGGATTATTTTACCTAAAAGAAATGGAACGTAGAGGGAAGATAATAATAAAACGAATATCTGGTTGTAGTATTGGTGCATTAATGGGATTATGTTTTTTAACCGATAAATTAGATATAGCATTTGACATATGTAACAGGTCTTATAAAATAGTAAGAAAAAAGAGAAAGATTAAATATATAATAAATGAGAAATTGCTAAGAGAAAATATGGATGACACAGATTTAATTAAGTTACAAAATAATTTGTACATGACCTATTTTGATGCATTCAAAGGGAAACAGATATTAAAGAAAAATTATAAAAATAATGATGATATAATAAATTGTATATTGAAAACAGTTCATATACCATATTTATCAAATGGTAGTATGACATATAAAGATGGCTGTATAGATGGAGCCTTTCCATATATGTTTAAAAAGCGATATAAAAACAGGAAAATAATATTTTTAAATTTGCAAAGTTTCGACAAAATAACAAAAATGCTTTTCATAAAAAATGAAAAAAATATATATCCGCGTATATTCGAGGGATTGTTAGACATGCATAAATTTATAGAAACACATCAACCAAATAATATGTGTAGTTATGTAGATGATTGGGGAATGAAAGAAATATTATTATTTAGATTAAGAGAAATAATATATACAATGATCATTTATATATTTGGATTAGGACTACATATCGAATATTTAATTCCTGACAATTGGAAGAATGAACAGATAGTAAAAAAATATATAATTATTTTTAAAAATTTATGGACAGATGTAATGATATATATGACAATTTAGAGCATTAGAATATTTAATTTATTCTTATGAATATATAAATGGGTGTAATTGGTATTTTTACATTAGTAGTTTTTGCAGTTTTAAGTATAATATTTTTTGTAATTCCTCAATTAGAGTCGTATGATATTATTGAAGGTGTAAGAGGCGGAAGAGGCGGAAGAGGTGGAAGAGGTGGAGGAGGAAGAGGAGGAGGTCGTAGAGGACATGGAGGAAGACGTCACAGAGGAGGTATAGGTCGCAGAGGTGGAAGAAGATGGTATGGTGGAAATATAGGTTATAGTTACAGACCACCTATAATGAACTATGGGCGAAGATATATTCCTTGGCTGACATCTGGGTATTGGTTTACTGGCGAATGTAAAGATGGTTGTACAAATATTGGAAATAATAATTGGGGATGTCAATATCCAGGGTATGGGTATAATGATTGTATGTTTGCTAGAGATTGTATGGGTTGTGGTCTATAAAAAATTCAACATTTTTAAAAAGGACTCGTTTCAAATGGTTTTGATGTATTCTGTGGAAGAAGACCATCAAATAAATAACAATAGCATTTACCGTCGTCCATATGAAATGAGCCAAAAAATCCAGATCCACAACTACAAAAATTAGATCCTGAAGTAGATTCAACAGGGGTTTTCATGCAGAAATCCATAGGATATCCTTCTTCAATACATGCAGGATAAGATTGAAATCCTTCTTTCGTTGTTAAATACGGAATAAATAAGGTAAGTATAAATACAAATATAAGAATAATAATTTTATAATTCATATATTTTATCCTGAGAAATAAAAATTAAAATAACAAGTTAATAAGATTTTTCTTTGTTTTTCCTTTAGACTTTCGCGTTTTACCTTTAGTTCTAGTTTTGTTTTTGCAAGATTTTTTGTCTAACTTCACAGCTTGTTTTTTTGTACTTTCTTCAAGTGGAATATATCTTAAGAACCATGATTCATATTCTTTTGTATTTCTTTTTGATTTTAATTCCTTATATTTTTCAGACTTTGCAATTTTCATATCTTCTAATGTATCTTGTGTTCCATAGCAATTAATACTAAATCGTTTAAGGACGCCTTTCTGTTCAAGTCTATTTTTCTGTTGAACATCAAATAAATATTGAGCCATACATAAAATACGATTTTCATCATAATAATCTCTATCACTGTAATAAAATGAAAAATAAAAACTTAACATTGTATCAATAGTTGCTACACGAACGGATTTATTACCCTTTTTAATAACATTGTAACTATGACATGCTAATGGTTTATATATAAATGCAACAGTTTCTTCAACTTTACCCATCTTAACTTTAATTTCAAAATGTGGTGCAACAACTTCTCCAATACCATCGCGTTTAATAATTTTAATACCTTTATAATCAAAATCTTCCAATCTTTCTTTTAATATAGTTGCTGCCTTTTCTGGTTCTTCGGATAATACATCAAAGTCAGGTGTTTTTTGAAACAGTTTTTTTTGCTTGGTTGGCATATACTGTGAATAAAGAAAACTGGCATAACCACCAAAGAAAATTAATCCTTGATCAATAAAAGAATCTCGAACAGTATAATACAATTTTTCGGCTCCTTTATCATCGGTCATTTCAAAATCTCTTAAAAATAATTTCGGGTCACAATGTTTCCCCTTAAGTGGGTAATTTTTGTTCAAGAGAATAAGGCGTTTAAGTACCTTCTCCCATCTGCTAATATCTCCTGCTGGTCTAGAAAGTTCTAAATACATATTCATACGAAGGAAATTAGGGGGGCAGTAAAGGATGCCATAAACACGAATAGCGTCTTTTTGAACTCTTTTAAAGAGTGATTTTTCCAAGAATGTAATATCAGCAACAGGAATAAAATTGACATATACTTTGTATGTTCCGTGATGAACACCAGCCTTGGCCTCTACTTCTTGAAAACCATCTTTAAAGTATATATCGGCTAATTCCTTTGCATCATCAAGAGCATTAGGTGAATAGAAATCATAATCTGGGATTTCCACATCTTTATCGTAGAATTGATCTTCTAGAGGAAGAATATTATTAATAGCCGTTCCACCATAGCATACCAGCTTTTTTCTTTTAAGAAAATCTTCTAAAATAGAAATAATTTTTTTTACATCTGGGTCACTTACAACTCGTTTTCCTTTTCTTTTCTCCGCAATATCAATAGCATCTCTTAATATTTCAACTTCCTTTTCTTCTAAGGTAAATTTTGATTTACAAGATGACATTATATATAATATGACTAGAGAAAGTATTATATAAAATTAAATTAAATATTAAATGAGTAATAATCAGTAGAAGTATTTCGAGTAGAAAATGAATTTTCAGGTTTTTGTGGTGTTGGTACTGGAATAGTAACAGGTATATATCTAAGGTACTCTGGTTTTAATACAAACGCGTGACCAGTTTTATCGAAAAACATATCGTAATACTGCATATTAGAATCGAAGTTTTGAAAACACATACCAACCCATTGACAACCATATTTAAAGTTAAGAGCAGCAGAAACATTTGTATCGTAGGCACTCATATCTGGCATACTCATAGTCATAAATTTTTTATTATATTCAATAAGTTCTTTACTGTCGGGTGTGTATTTAATATCATAATCCCTAGAAGCTCTTAAAAATACAGAATTCGATGCGATATTGACGTATTCATCCAATGGTGTAGATGTAAATAAGGGGTTAGAACGATCAACTGAAATGATTACTTTATTTTGAAATTCTTTGAGAGCAATAGCTCCTAAATTATGACCATAATATTCATAACTATATATTTTTTCTAAAAGTTTACTTTCAAGTGTTCCGTAAATAGCGTCAGCCATTTTCTTATAAATTTTTTCATTATTACTTTGGATTCTAAAATGAAGAACAAGTGGATCGTTAGGGTTAGGACATGATCCTCCGCTAAACGCATAATTTCTTACTATATTCATAACCTCTGAAAAATTGATATAATTGTATGTTTCTTTAACGTGATAATTATCAATAGAAGATGTCGCTATGACTGGTTCATCATTGACAGAATAAATTTCAAAATCGAGTACTCTCGCACCTTGAGAAATACATGTTTTTAAAGCGCACACATTTACATAGTCGTTTTTAAATTGTCCTGAACAGCAGCAGTTATAAGCAGTTTTTACATAATAATCGCGCAACAAATATGAATAAGCATTATCATTAAAATTAACAGAAGAAATCTTAGGGAATTCCGTATAAATTTTTTTTAAGTTTTCACAATTAACATCGTTTAGTTGCATTTTGTTTATTGTATAAGCAGATAAGCCGAATATTAAAATGGCAACTACAAAATAAGCTATATATTTTAATGTAGTAGCTTTATTTTGCTCTAAATTTAATTTCGAGTACATTTTTTTAGCGTGCTCCATTTACTTATATTAGGTAATGAAAAAATAATTTAATGTATACTGTCATAAATTACTAAATATTAGTTATTAGAATAAAAAGTTAAATAATTATTGTGTATAAGGAATATATATGCCAGGAGGATTGTTAAATATAGTTGCCTTTGGAAATCAAAATGTATATTTAAATGGAAATCCGTCAAAGACATTTTTCAGAACAACATATAAAAAATATACTAATTTTGGTCTTCAAAAGTTCAGAATTGATTTTGATGGACAACGATCTTTAAGAATTACAGAATCATCTAAATTCACATTTAGAATGAAAAGATATGCTGAATTATTGATGGATACATATTTAGTAGTTCAACTACCGACTATTTGGAGTCCAATATATCCACCACAGGATTGTTCTGGAGCGTGGGTTCCTTACGATTTTAAATGGATTGATAATTTGGGAACACAAATGATTGAAGAAGTTGAAATAAATGTAGGAGGTCAAACCATAAATAAATATTCAGGGGCTTATTTATTAGCCATGTTGGAGAGAGATTTTACTACTGATAAGAAAGAATTATATGATAAAATGACAGGCAATGTTCCTGAATTAAATGATCCAGCCAATGCATATGGTAGAGTTAATGCATACCCTAGTGCTTATTATACTAATGCCGTACAGGGTCCAGAACCATCTATTAGAGCTAGAAAAATATATATTCCTATTAATTGTTGGTTTACTTTAGCAGCAAAGATGGCTTTTCCACTAGTAGCATTACAGTACAATGAATTAGAAATAAACATTACATTAAGACCAATCAATGAATTATTTACAATTCGTGATGTAACAGATACGACAAATGATTATCCTCATATACAGGCTAATCAAAATGAATCTCTACAACAATTTTATAGATTTTTACAACCTCCTCCGGATATTTCATTAAATTATGTTGATAAGAGGACAAATTGGAATGCAGATACACATTTAATATCAACCTATGGATTTTTAACAGAAGAGGAATCCAAAGTATTTGCTGCTAAAGAACAAAAATATTTATTCAAATCTATTTATGAATGGAAATATTTTAATGTAACCGGAAATCAGCGGGTAAAATTAGACAGCACAATGGGAATGGTTTCATCATGGATGTGGACTTTTCAAAGAAGTGATGCAAACTTAAGAAATGAATGGAGCAATTATACAAATTGGCCGTATAAAACCATTCCACATCAATCCGATTTCGCACCTTATGATGGTAGTTGGAATGTGGTTGATTGTAGTGGTGCTACAAATATTGGTCCAGGACAAGCACCAGATGGTTCCCATACATTCCTTACTTATACTGGTATATATAATGTTGCGAATGAAAAGGACATTTTAATGCGTCTTGGTATTTTGATGGACGGAAAATATAGAGAAAATGTGATGGATGCTGGTATATATAATTATATTGAAAAATATGTAAGGACCTCTGGAAACGCACCAGACGGGTTATACAATTATAGTTTTGCTATTCATAATGATCCATTTGATTTTCAACCATCGGGTGCAATGAATCTAAGTAAATTCAATGATATACAATTTGAATTCCAGACATATGTTCCTCCATTGGATCCATCCGCAAATTTTTATACGATTTGTGACCCATTATCAGGAGATATTATCGGTGTAAATAAGCCTACATGGAGGATATATAATTACAATTACAATCTCAATATTCACGAAGAAAGATATAATGTTCTAACATTTGTTGGGGGTAATTGTGGTGTTATGTATGCTAGATAAAAATATATTTTATTATGTAATAAATTATATTTTTGAGGGGATAAATCTTCAAAGGTGTAATAAAATGACTTAAATAGTTTGATCAATTTTAAGTAACATATTATGAAAGTAACAAATACTGATCTACTCAATAATAGATATAAATATTCTATTGATATTCTCGAACAGAATATCGTGGAAAATCATCTTGATGAAAAAATACTTGTGTCAACACAAAAATTAACTCCTGAATTTTGTGTTAAATATATATTGAATTTAGATATTGAAGGCGGTGGAGAAGAATCATATAC